CAATGTATCTCTGTGAATCCACATGTTTGATCTACTCCAGGCTGTAGCACTAGGGCAACCTCTGTCAATCATAAAATAATCTTTTAAGGCAGTTGGTAGATAAAATGTATCCCAATTCACATTGCTGTCCCAGGATTGTGGAAGATAACTTTTTGCCACTCTTTCTTGGGCCGCAGTTAAAGTTCCTGGAATTGTCTGTGTAATGGCTCCTGCTGTCATTGTTGCATCAACGATTGGTGTTAGTGAAACACCACTTGCTGTAACTGTTACCCAATAAATTTTATGTGTATCTACTGCACTAACACCAGGCCATGCTGTATCAAACTTGATAACTTGTGCATCACCGAAATATTTCTTTTCATTTCCATTTGCATAATACCACATAGCAGGTGCTGTGTTTGTATTTGGATCTGCTAGGTCAGTATTATAATCTGTTATTAATTGTTGTGGATCTGTTCCTCTTGAATCTGTAGCTGATCCTCTTTTGTATGACCAAGTTACAACATCTATACTGTCCCAATAACCTTTTGTAGTATTTGAATACCTAGTTTCATCAGTCCATATAGGATAACCAACTGAGTTACGCATATCAGTATATTCTACAAGTCTAATTTTATATCCAACACCAGTTACAAGATAAATGTGATTGTTAAAATCTGAACCATAACCGTTTATAAATTTAATACGNNATACGCATACCATCATGTAGTTCAAACGAGTTATCGTCATCTACAAATGTATGTGTTGGTTTGCCGTTAATATCTGCAACAACGTTTGTATTGTATGTAGTTGTACCTTTTGTATTATCACTTTCATATACTGGTAAATTTTCTACCCAATAGTAACTTGAGAAATTTAAAAACTTGTCTTTATTAATAGGTGGGTTATAGCAATAACTCTGCGTACTATAAGCTGAGTTATAATTGTAATCATCAAAGTATTGTTCTAAGCCTTGTGCAACATCATCATATGTAATACGGTGTGTGCTACTAATACCTGGGGCAAGTTGTACGTTATTGTTACCAGTGTTTAGATAACTTAACTGATCTGCTTTTTGTGTATGTCTACCGGTGTNNCACCTACGTATGCATCTATATCTTCAAGTGCGCCTTTGGAAATGAGAGTATCAAATGTTGAATCCAACCATTTCTCGTTGAGTCTAGACTTGAATACGTTTGGTAGAAACTCGCTACTCTTTAGGTCAACGGTTTTGTAGGTGCCCGGGTTGCGTTTGTTCTCTGCTTTAGTTTGCTTAGTACTTTTATAGTCAGCCATTTAGACACCCTGCGCCTGATTAATATTCTCTTGTGTAATACTTTCAATTATATCAATATCAGATATACCTACATCCGGAATTAGTAGTTCTCCTTTTAATGGTGTTATTTGAAATAGATCACCAAAGCTGGAGGCTGTACCAAGTGGCACAATAACAAAACTACTTATCACTCCAGAAAGTTCCTTGTGAATGTGAGCCGCAAGTTCTGTAAAGTAGAATGTTTCACCAAAATCCCAATTACTAGGATCAAAATATTGGGCCATTGCAGATACTACTTTATTTTTTATTTCATTGTCTGTAAACTGTGTTCCAGGTGTTTTAATAATTCTAAACTTAGCACGATGTTCTGCCTTTGCTTTAGTACCAAACAGTGGAAGATATGTACAAGGTCTATAAATGATGCTATCACTCATTGCCTTTTTATTTGTTTGATCTTCAAATCTAGAAGCCAGTGAACTAATTGTGTCTTCTGTTGGTGCTTGGACTTTACCTGTTTCATCTGCTAGGTATGCACGGAACGCTGTATCATATGTTGACGTTAGAGTAAACACATCAATTAAGTTAGTAAAGCTAGGATCAATAAGTTCATTTGAATCTGGAATGTGACTCCATTCAAATCTTAGATCACTATTTTGTGTATGCGTTGCTTTACCACCACTACTATATGTTCCTGTTGCTGTAGAGGAAATAGTAAAGTCAGTGGTTGTTGCCGCTGAAATTGTGGCTGTTGCTTGATTTAAATCACCAACTGAACTAGCAATTGAATGAATACTAACTGTATCACCCACAGCAAACGTATTGGCCTNNAGTTATAGTAGCTTCAGGTGAAATATTTGCATATGAATCCGGATTGTCCGGTCTATCATTTGCATCAGAATCTACAATAGATAATATAACTTTTGTTGGATCATATATGCCTGACTTAGTACCGTCTGTAACAAAGTCATATCCGTATATGTAAAATGATGCCTTTGGTAAAGCTGATTTAGTTGTATCAGTAATTGATATTACGTCACGTTTTTTCCTACGTGTTTCACCATCCATAAAGAACTCATTGGTAATATTACTAAATTCAATTTGTGATGTGGCTAGTTTATATCTAACAACACGTTGAGTTAATGTCCACTTATCAATATTGTTGCTTGTTGTATAGCTAATATGTAATAACCAATTGTTATCTTTGCCACCCGTAAGCGTGTTAATATCAAAGTCACCTGGCATTGCTGTACTACTTGCTGTTGGTAGTGGATCACGTTCTACAATTTCCCACTTAGTATTTGCGTAATCAAACTTTAAAGCAAATGTCTGTTTTGCTTTGATGTATTCAATAATAGTAGAACGTTCACTTGATGTAAACTGTCTGCTAAGAGCAGGAACAATTAATGTTAATTGTGCATTGCTTGGAATAGCTCTATCAAGTCCTATTGCTCCTTGATCGTCTGGTGAAATACCTGTAGGATTTCCACTTCCGTTATCAATACCAAGTCCTTGATTATAAACTTTGTTTACCTGTGCCCAATATGTTCTTGTGCCAGAAGTAAATTTTAATAATGCACCTTGTTTAATTAATTTTAAGTATGAAGTTTGTTTATCACCAACACCATAAATTGGAAAGTTGGATCCTGAATCATTTAATCTAAAATAACCAGTTAGTGGATACTGTATACTTTGAGTCCATAAGAAATCATTTTGTGTATAAGTTGTTTTTAGTGTTGTGAATGTGTTTAAGAACTTATCATAATATAAGTTAATCATCTCATCATCACTAACTGCTTTTCTAATATGCTTGTCAAAAACAACAGCCGCACTAACGTCACTTATAATTGTTTCTTTAGTGTGTTCAGATTTTGTTAATATACCATCAGTTGCAAATAAACGTAAGTTGCTATATGCACCTGTTGGATCCTTCATGTCAACATAGCGACTGAATCCACTGTGTGTTCTATTAACTGCTTTAACTTTCTTAACGCTGTCTGTTGTTGTAAGTAATAGTCCATTATAATCACTAGCAGTGATCATTCTGTTTTGACTTGCAAATGCTTGTGGTGCAGATGTTTTAATATCATCTAATGATTCACCAGAGCTTGCAGTATTAATAGTATTACGTAACTGTACAGAAAATGCCGCTTGATATGTATTATTATCTGCGCCTACATATTTTACATTAATACGCTTAATACCAATATCATCTGGACGTAAACTGTATGTTTCGTTTAAGCTGGTTCTATACCAGACTCTTATAATTCCTTTTGGTAAATTACCTAGTGTGCTATCAGCAAATTGAATTGAAACTTTATTTCCCGATAAAGACTTTACACTAAAGATATCTCTAACACCAGATGCTAAACTATTGTATTGTACATTAGTTCCATGTACTTGGTTTACTTTTGTCCAAGTTTTTGATACTGCACCTTCTGAGTTAATTGTTTGCACCCAAACATCTGTGTTGTTTATATTTTGTGAATCTAGATCAAGTGTCATTCCACTAATTGGATCAGTAACATTGAAGTCCTGAAAATCTAGATTACCTTCTTTTAATCCAAAGAAGAAGCCTGTGTTATCACTAAGAATTCCTTGTCCATCATTTTTATATAACATAGTAAATGCGTTAGCTGGATTTGGATTCTTCTCAACATAATTTTTCATATCAGTATCATAGTCAACACTGTATGCATTAAAAATTGTGCTTGTACCTTGTGCTACACCATTAAATGAGAATGTAAGCTGATCAGCAGTATTGTTTAAATTATAGAATTGATTTTGTATTCCTGCAATAGTTACTTGCTTTGTAGGTGATCCGAATGGATTAGTAGTTGCAAAAACAGCATTCATAACATTAACAAAGTTGTCTAAGTTATCTGCTGTTGTACTATTTTCAAAGTTAAACTCTTGTCCTGCTAACGTTGTACCGTTATTACCTATAACGTCTTCGTTTGTTTTTACACTAATAACTTTAACAAAACCAGATGCAGTTGCGTTCCTTCTAGGAGTATATCCGAGGAACTCTGAAAGTTTGTAAACTGATTCTGTTTTTTCTGCTGTACTTAAAAAATTGTTACGTGCATTTAAATCTACACGGAAAGCTAAACTATGTCCGAATCTTGCAATAACATCTAGTAGACTTACAAATTCTGCACTCTCTACCCAGTCAGTATAACTTTCAGGATAGTTAGTTCTAATGTACTCCACCATGCTATCACGGATTGTATCATAATCGTATGCTTGGAAATTTGCGTTTATGTAGGATTCATATACTGCCGTATAGTCCTCAGCCGCAAATAATTTTGTTTGTCTCTGTATCTGTGCCATTATTGATCCTCAAACTCTCTGTCAAATTTTAGTTCTAAAGTTGTTTTAGTTGCAGTAGGAACATATGTTAATGTACAGTTAACTTCAATTTTTTGTTCATCAAAGTCAACAGCTATTGTACTGCTATCAACTGTAAAACGTGGATCATAGCTTACAACATCCATAACATCTGTCTTTACTGCATCAACTGTAATCATATCAAGTGGTTGCATTAACAGATAAGGTAGTATGCTACCAAAATTTGGATTAGTCCATTTCTCACCTTTACGAATACTGAAATGATTCTTTAGATCACGCTTGGCAATATCCAAACCAGTCAGTTGTGTTGGTGTAAATGTCTCACCTATTGTACTATATCCGTATATCTTACTCATACTAATATTTATGCACAAAAAACCTTGGTTTTTAAGCCACCCGCTTATTGAGGAAAATTAACTCATCTGGCCAACTAATGTAAGTTTTCCAGCTGTCATCTTGTATATGTAGGGGGATATTTTTGAATTTATGATTTAATTCGTGGTATGTTGGCTTTATTGGTTTGT